CCCAAAGATTTCCTTGTTGATCCCCTCGCGCAAGATGGAATACGGGATGCTCGATGGATCGCGTTTCGATTCAGGCGGCCCGTAGAAGATTTCCAAACAAACCCCCTTTACGAAAACACTGACGATATAGAACCCTCAGATAGACTTGAGGGCGCACCTGATATCCCTGAGGGCGTAACGGACGAGGATGACTTTGGATTGGTCGTTGGGTGGGAGATATGGGCGCGCAACTTCCCAGTAGGGAATAAGCGCAGAGCGAATATGCTCATCACCTTGGCCGAAGGCCATGATGAGTTCCTACAACATGATGATGAGTGGCCCATTCCTACGTTAGACGACTATCCAGTAGAGGTTCTCGCACTCAACTCCACATCGGAAACGTGGTACTCAAAGCCCGCCTTGCTCCTTGCTGGCGCCGATAATATTCAAGCTATAGCGCATGAGATATTAGATTCCTATCTATCTGTTATACGAAAGCAGAAGAACGCACTGCTCTATGATCGGGAAGTTATTACCGATGACATTATAGAGGAATTGCTGGCGGCACCGGACATGACCGCCATTCCCGCGCCGGGACTTTCCGGAAAGCCCAGTGCGGTCCAGCCGCTCCAATTTGGGAGTGTCGCCAATGACAAAGGCGAGATGCTGGGCGTCATCCGCCAGCTTTTTGATCAGGCCGCAGGAACACCACAGCCTGTAAGCCTACCGGGGGAACAGACGGCAACGGAATCGTCTATCTCAGAGCGTAGAACAACGGCACGAGAACAGCGTCGTGGGAATCTATTGAGTCAGCTACAGGTAAACACTGCCCGGAAGTTTTGGCAGATGACGGTATTCTTCCGTCCAGAACGAGCTATTCTTATAGATCCGCAAGCGAATATGTGGATGAACGTAGATGAAGGTACGGCAAAGGGTGAATATCGCTTTTCCATGGATGTCGCGAGTCAGGCGAATGCTATTGCCTTGGAGCGCAAAAACTGGATGGACCTTCTCAACCTATTTTCCGGACTTACGGGGATATGGCAGCAGGTTTATGGACAACCGCCGAATCTGGCCGATCTTGCTGGGAAGCTTCTTAGTCGCGGGTATAATATACCTAATCCAGAAGATATTGTGCCGGGAGCACAGATGCCCGGACAGGACAATATAATCGACCAGTTGCTTAACCCCAGTAACAGGCAGGCGGGGATGGCTGGTGGAGGTGAAGAAATGGGTGGAGGTGGAATGGTAGGAGGGGCAGATCTATTTCAACAGGGAGGGGGCAGAGCGGCCCCAAGCATGGAAGGGCCGCCGCGACAAGTAGAAGAAGCCGTGGATGGGCAGGCGGCGATACCTCGCGCCTTTAATCAACCAGCACCTACCGAATCGCAGCAGGCAGCTAATGCGGAGACGCCATAATGGCTAAGAAGAAAAACAAAAAGCCGGAGGATGCTACAAAAGATCCAATGGATAAGCTGCTGGAGCAGTTAAAAGAACTTCAAGAGCATCTCACGCCAGAGGAGCAGGCCCAAGTGGATTCTCTGGAGTCTCAAGAGAGGCATTTAAAAATCAAAAAACTTTTGGAGCGGGCCAAGAAGCGTGCTCCTGTTCCTATGCCAAATATGGAAAAGGGCAACAAAAGAAAGACGGGAGTGATAGCATAATGGCTAAAAAAGAAAAAGAACATGGTGTTATTAGAGAAGGAAGCATTGCCGATCAGATCATACAATCACTCAGGGGAATTGTAAGTGATGCGGATGAATGGCTAGAGGGGCCATCGGAGGAAGAAAAGATTAAAGCTGAGAGGCGTCGTCGCCTGAAGAGGCGAGAGCTTTATCCGGAAGCACTGGAAAAGGAGAGAAAAGCTCAGGCAGAGGATATTGCGGCAGAGGTAGAGCCATCGGGGCCA